TGCCGTTGCAGTTTTCGTATGGCGTCTTTAGCTTGACAGTGCTAAACGGTATTTCCGCATCTGTTAAGCAACATGGGCAACCGCATTTACCGAAGCATCCCATTTAGCAAATCTCCACGGCGATCCAACGATTGCCAACCCGAAAGCAAATCAGGCTAGCCCCGTTGGCGATCGCCGAACCAGGGTTCAAAACCTCGATGTCTGACCCAAACAAATTCGACAGCACCCTAGCGTCTGAAATCTGCTTAGCCGATGCCGTCCCTACGCCGAGCGTAGTTCCTGCCCTAGCCGTGATCGTCGACGTAGCCACCGCCACAAGAATATCGGCAGTCGATACTAAATCCGAACTAATAGAGCCGCTTGGCTTCGTCGCTCCGATACCCCCAAGCAAGGCTTGACTGTCCGCATAGTCGAAAGCGTAGAGCGTTGTATCGGCCATTTAGGAAGTCCTGATAATGGTGGAGAATTCAACTTCCTTTTTGCATCGAAAAACCAACTCGGCCGGGTCGGTCGCTTTTGCTCCTGATCCGTTTAGTGGGCCTACCATCGGGAAAGTATTCGTCGAGTCCATGTATCGAAGCGTCTGCCCGCCAGACTTGTAAAACGGTCCAATGTCCGGCCGCTTTTCATCGTGGTTGTCAGGGTCGTAAGTCACCTTGTATTTCGCCCGCCATGCCGCATAGCCCGCATACGAGCCCAATTCAGCCTCTTGAACCTCCAGGAGTAGGGTTCTAGCTGCAAACGTCTGGCCTAAAGCCGTAAACGCCGTTTTGTTTACGATGTCGTTTCTGCCGAGGAAGTCCGTGAGCTTTAAGCCTGGGTCATCAAACTGGACGAAAGAGAATTGGCAAAAACTCGAGGTATCTGTCAGCGGTTGATCGAATGGCGTACCCGCTGAATTGACTGGGTATTTAGCTGGCGTCGATCGATCCTTGGCAAGCACCTTTTCTTTGGTCACAAACGAATCGATTTTGAAAATCGGTATCCACGTTGCCGGGTCTGGATTGTTTTCCGAATTCTGCTTTTGTTCTTCGGTCCCTGTTTGGAATCGAGCCGTTACATTCCAGAAAAGAGCGTGCTTCTCCTCTCGATCGCAGTCCACGCTATCGCAAATCAATCCTAATGGCCCGTAAAGCAATCCCGCCCGAGGGAGCCCAGGCGTGTCGTACAGGATGCTCTGGCGATTGGATGTAACCTGATCGGTCTTCACCCTGTAGTTCCAGGTTTCGCCGAGGATCAACTGGAAGCCTTGACCCTTGCGAGCAAAGCCGGATCCTTTGCGAAGTTCCGCGCCGACCAATTCGTTAGCCATTACCTTGCCCCCGCTAGTCTTGGTGCTGTCAATGCAAGTTCGTTGGCCTTTCGAGCCTCAACTAGCATTTGATCTTGATACTTTTTCCGCTCTGCTTTTTCTGCTGCGTCGGTCCGCTGGTTCAACAGGAATGCAAAGGCCTCTTTGGATCCGGCTTTAAGTGCAGGGGCGATGTTTTTGGCGATGTCTGCCGCCGGGTCGGATAGCTTTTGCTGGACCTGAGCCTGCTTAGCTATGTTCGCTTGCCCCATCGATCCGGCTTGCTGTTCTGGCGTCAATTGAGCGAAAAGGGCGCGTAGCCTCTGGATTTCCGCTGTCGCCTTTTGCTTGTCGCTCATCATTTCTTTTTCGATCGCCGCCGATTCGCTCATCGCGTCTTTACGTTGCTTCTCGGCATCAACCATCTTTTGCATATTCTCGAATCGCTCGATGTCTTGCTGTTTGTATCCTTCGCGGGATTGTTTTTGCCGCCTTGCTTCATCGTCGCCTAGTGTGAGCTTGTCGTATTCTTCGCGAAGCTTGGATAGGTCGCCAAAAGCCTTCTTTTGGAATTCGATATCAGACTTAAGTGCGTTCACCCGAAGATTCTCGGCCCTGGTTCGCTCCATTTCAGCCTCAGCAAGCCGCTTTGATTGCTCGACTTGCTCGGCCTTTTTCTTGGCTATTTCACCCTCTTGATTGGCCGCCCTAATCAATGCGGCTTCCCGGTCTAGCTCCGCATCCTTTATTTCTTGGCTCTTGTCTAGCGTCGCATTGAGGCCATCCATTACCGCGCCGACAAGGCCCGAGGTTAGGTCTAGATTGCGAACTGACTTAGACGCGCTTTCAACGGCGGTTCCGATCCCCGCAAAAAGCGAAGCGTAAGCATCGGAAGCTAGCTTGATGTTAAATCCGATAATACCGCGCTCACCGCCGCCCTCGCCGCCTATGCCCTCCCTGAGCATCCCAGTGACCTGTTTAAGCATCGGCATCAAGTCGGTTCCAAGGCTGATCGCTGCCGCCTTGATCTCCGATTCCATCTTGGCGAACTGGCCGGACATGGATTGTGATAGCCGCTCATTCATGCCGAAGAATAGCCCGCCCTCCGATGTAGCCGTCTGGAATGCCTTGGCGACCATTTCAGCGGATATCTGGCCGTCTTCCATCCGCTTCTTTAGCTCGACCATGCTGATACCAGTGGTCCGGCTTATCTCCTGTAGCGGATTAAACCCGCTGTTGACCATTTGCAAGACTTCTGGCCCCATCAATCGGCCCGCTGCTTGGGTCTGCCCAAAGGCTAGCGAAAGGCTTTGGAACTTGTCGCGATTGCCAAGGCTGATCGCCGCTAGCCGCTCGAGGTGCTGAGATACCCGCGTCGATTCGACCCCAAACTGCATCAACGTCTGACCGGCCCTAGCGAATTCGCCGTAATTCAATGGGCTTTGAACGTCGAGAAGCTTAAATTCCTTCAGGAGCGTGTTGGCCCTAGATGCCGAGCCCGTCATAACCTCAAAAGCGATCGCGTTATTCTCTAGTTCCGTCGCAAGCAAAACGGATTTCTTGATCGCCTGAAATCCTGCCGCAATGCCGATGTATTGGCCTGCTGCCGCTTGAAGTGATCGAAGCGATATTGCTTGACCGTCAACAGTCCTCGATGCGTCTTGCGTCGCTTGGGCCAGTCGCTTGGTTGCTGCTGTCTGCTGTTCGGTCTGTTGGGTCGCGATACCGTACTTGGCGATTAGATGGTTTTCGGCCTGAACGAATTGCGTAATGCTTATAGCACCCTCACGCAAGGCCCGCTCAAATAGCCCCATGTCACGCCGGAACTTATCGATCGACGGTTCTGACTGCTTTAGCGTAGCCGTCATGCTGCGCAGTTCACCGCGAAGGAATTCGCCGCCGTCGGCATTCATTCCGATCCGAATGTTCGCCACGTTGATCGTCTGGGCCATAGCTACTTACCTCCGAATCCGAACATCGATTTCACTTGGTTCGCCATCGCCTTGCAGGACTGAGCCGACTGCTTGAGGATCGAAGCTGCGCTAACCTTGGGCCTGTAGAATCGATCCGGCATAAAATCCGATGCGTCAGGCGGCTCCTCGTCGGCGCGTGCGTAAAGGGGCAAATAGAGGGCTTCCAAGAGCTTCGCAGTCTGCATCCAGCGTTCCCCCATCGGTTCGACCATGTCCCACGCTAGCCACTGATTAAGAGCCCCAGCGGGTAGACTTTGCATCCACGCCGCCGGATCTTGGATTCCCCATTTCAGGCAGAGCCGGTACGCCACTTTTAGGCGTCGGCTCTTTCTGATTTTTTTGCAAGGGCCTCGATTTCCCCTTGGTCGTACTTGTTGATTTCTAGGCACTGATCGTAAAGAGGCCCGACAACCGACCTAGGAAGGTCTCGCAGTACGTTGGGATCCATTACTACCCGCTGCCCTGATTCGTCTCGTAGACAATAGGCAACCATAACCCGACGATGCGCCGTCCAGTCGTAGCCCTTTTTGGTCTGCAATTCGACTTCCATGTTAGCCGCATCCGATTCGGATAGCTCATGGATGAAGTATTGCTTGCCCTTGACAGTGACAGGCTCGACGGCCAAATCACGCTTTGCCAGTGCAAGGAAATCGTCTTGGTTACTCATCGTCCTCTTCGTCCTTTGCTTGTGCGACTGCCTTGATCGCCGCCTCGACGAAAGAACGCGAAACCTGTTCGGGTCGCTGCACTTTGGCAGGGTAGCCCTGAATGGCTTCGAGTTGCTTTTCGAGCGATGCGATTTCCTCAGCCGTCAAGGCATCATGGGGGAATTCAAATATCGCCTGAATCTGAGGCGTTTCGCCAAGTGGCAAGTAGCCAACAAGCTTACCGCCGACACGGATCTGGCATTGATTCAAATCTCGCTCGATCCCAGTAGCCAACGATATTCCTCGCTGGCGATTCAATTCAAAAACCATTTTCGATCGTTCCTTAAGCAGGGGTGAAGGTAATATCGGTCGCGCCGTCGAATTGGAGCTTGTAGCTACCCTTCATAACTTCGCCTTTGCCGAGCTTTGGCGTCTTGACTTCCTTGACAAACGCCGTCCCCTGAAGGCTTCCTGCGCCTGGAAAGGTAATCGTCACGGAAGTTCCCGCGTAAGGCTCCGACGTTGGAATCATCGTAGCCGCGAAAGGAATCGCCGCTCCGAGCCAGTTAAACACAACGTCAACCTCTGGATTTTTCCGGAGGTCCGAAGGTCGAAGGGCTTCAAACCCGGTTGTGTCCAGGCTTGAAATATCGAGCGAATCGACGCTGATCGTCATTTCGCCGATAGAAACCACCTGAGTAGTGATAAGGCTGGTTCCCGAAATCGTCGCTCCGAGTCCGGTATCTGCAACAGTCAACGCTGCCATGTTTAAGGCTCCTTGTAGTGGACAAGCATATCAAACGAAACTATGTACCTGTGCTCCTGGTTGCCGTCTGTTGGCGGCTCCTGCATGTATTGATCGGCATCGAATTTGATTCCGCAAAAGGTGTGCGAACTGACAACGCCCCGAAAGGCATCGATTCCAGTGTCCCTAATTGCTCTGGCAATCGCGCTCGCCGTCGTTCGCGTCAATGCGTAGCATTCAATGATAAATCGTGCTTCGGCTAGCTTGCTCATTCCCTGTAAGTGATCTTCTCGATCGGTCGATGTAACGTAGTAAACCACCGCCGGAAGCGTTGCGTTTTGAACCAATGCGTCTGGATACATACGCTGCCCGATGAGCGTAGATACCGCCGAATAGCTAAGGAGTTTAGTTCGTAATGCTTCGCCAATCGCCGACATGGCTTAACGCTCCCCGCTTACGATGTAAATGTCTTTGCTTGTTTCGCTTGATCCGGCGATGATTCGAATGTGCCGAATGCCTTCGAAAACGTCGGGGTTTAGTGCGATGTACCGACTTGCTGCAACAGTCAGAGAGTAAAGGCTAGACCCGTTGTAAAGGTCAAACCAGCTAGCCCCATCGAGAGAGCTCTGGAACGAAAGCGTAGTGCTGGCCAATCCGACCGGGGTGACGATCGCTAGGGGCATCGTGCCTTGCAATTGAATCCCGGTTGAGGTTGTCCCGGTCGAGAATGTCACCTTGTCAGTTAGCTTAAGGTTCCTAGCCAATTCGTAGCTCCTTGATTTCTTTTTGTAGTTGATCGACGAAAGCCGCTTCGGCAGTTCCCGAGGTCTGGCGATACGCCCGCATGGGGGCGCGTTGCTCTTTGGGGAATGTCGCGACGGTCGCTTTCGATCGGTTGATTCGAGTGTATTGCCGACCGGATCGGCCCGTATAAATTACAGGTGAACCTGGCTCGCCCCAGTGGTATCGCGTGTAGCTTTCACCTTTTTTGTAAGGCATTACGAATTGCTGCTTGTTGCCCTCTTTCCATGTCGCTCCAATCACAACGCCGATGCCGCCCTTGAAAACCTTGTGGCTGAAATGCTTCCGCGAATCGTTTTGAAACGCTGCGTTATTCTTGAATTTCTTGGACCACTTGAGCCGTGACCCGGTAGCCCTCGAGGATTGAGCGTGACCCTCGCAAGCCGCCGCAACAGGTTTGGCAAACGCCCCCAGGCATCGACCAAACGGAGCGTTGCGAAGCATCAACGGGATTTGCCCGATCTGCTTGATAAGACTCTCGTTGATTTCGATTGTGGTACTCACGGCAACACCGCCGAGCAAATTATGTCGATGTAGTTTCTCAAGCCGTCGACCATGTTTACCGCCGTAATACCGTAGGCTTCGCCCTGGTAGACGACCCGCATTTGAACCGTGTATCCCGATCGGTATCGGACTCGAAAAACTGCCCTGGTCCCTGCCTCAAGTTGCCGACCCCTCATCGATTCGATTCCAGCGGTTGGCGTGAATTGACAAGGCTCGTCAACAACGTAAGAGGACCATGAAACGACAGGCTGGCCGCTTGCGTCTTGCGTCTCTGTCGTCTGTTGGATTGTGCATCGGTGGCGGAGGGCCCCGGTACGCTGGTTTTTGGGTCTCACTGCGCATACTCCCCATCGGGCATCTGGACAATGACTTCGATTTTAATTGTTACCAACTTTCCGACAGAAACCACAGGCTCCCACGAGCGAACGCGAAACACTCTGCCGTCCTCGCAGGTCAAGCCTACGCTAGGGATTTTGATTGCTGCGTTGGTCTGGTCGAGCGGATTGGTTTTTTCTTGTGGTTTGCTCATGGGTAGCTGCTCCTCATGTATCGCAAAACCAAGGCCTCGTAAGGCCGCATCGTTTGCATTGATTCGGCCATCAACATATCGCGATTCTCAAAGTAATGAGCGACCAGCATCAACATTGCGTTTTTGGCGATCGCTGGCACTTTTGACCCGTCTTCGGAATAGCCGACTTTGTACGTTATCGTCCAAGCGTCCCACCTTGCCACCGTCCCCGGCAAGACTTGCAAATACGCAAGCCTTACCGCGTCGACGTGTAGCTGATATTGATTCGCCGGGTAGGTCTGGAGCGTGTTGGCCCCATCGTAGTATTGGATTGAGGTGATCGAGTGGATCGGGCTTTTAGGTAATTCAACCCCATCGGTCCATTGTGCAAGCCGGATCCTGTACGTAGCAAAACAAGTAGCCGAATCGGTATCGTGTTCCCACTGCTCCCTGGCCGCCTGAATCAAGCCTGCCAAGTGCGTATCGTGGGTTGTGTCACTTATGCCGATTTCGAGCTGTTTTTTCGCTTCGCTTAGTGTGATCGGGTCCGCTGTCGGCCCTGTCACTAGCTCCGGTATCAATCGCACTGGCGATGCCCCTTTCGATTAGTATCAACGCTACGCCGTCCTGCAGGTCGTCCAGCCTATGACCGACTGGAAAACCTTGCCAAATTTTAAGTAGCTCAACAATCACTAGGTCACCAAGCACACATCGCCATCGGCCACGCCCGTTGAAGTTGTTGGGGGTAGCTTGCCGTAGCCAAGCACGGCCGTACCGGCAATAAACCCGCCGCTCGTGCCATCGCCAAAGGTTGCAACAACCTTAAGAAACGGCTCGCGCCCTCGCATGTCGATCATAAAAGGACACACCTGCCCGTCGTCGGTCGCGCTTGGTAGCGCAAGCGTAGCCCCGTTGTAGCCAGTGCCGCCCGCAAAGGTAGCCCCGGTAATGTCGGCATAAGTACCGCCGCTGGTAGAGCATTGCTGGACCTTCAATGCCGTCATGGCAATATCCAAGGCCCCTAGCTGGACGTTAATTAAAACGAAATCAAAACCGCGACAATCAATAACTTCGGCTGTAGCCGATGCGTTATCGATGATTGCCGCTGGTTTGATCGCCGGAACACATTTAACGTAGTGCAAAGGATTCACAAGTCACCTACTTTCTTTTGTTGGGTTGGATTAGGAGGCCGAGACCAATTGAAGGATTGGGCCTGGGTTGCTTGCGTCGCCTTGCTCGTGGACGTTGTAATCCCATCGCATAGTGGATCGAAATCCGATTTCGTCGGTTTCAAAATACCGCGACGCATCGCCAACCAATTCGAAGTTGCGACGCAATCCGAGAGTCGAGGCCATTCGCAAATCGCCAAAGTACCCGAACTTGGTCGAGGCTCCGATAGTTTTTGGCAGTACCTCAGAGAAAACTACAGGGTAGCCCAGGAACTGGTTGGCAGAAGGCCCTTGCCCGATGTCCTCTTTGTTGTTGCCGCCAGCCGCTATCTGTAATCGGCCCATCACAGTCGACCAAGTCGACTTATGCACGAACCATACCGGCCTGATACCGCGAAAATCCGGTAGCTTGCCGACTGCGCTTTCGAACATCGCCATCGTGATCGTTGCCGCCGTGTTCTGGCCGGCTGCTGCCGTAACAACCGATCCGGCTGCCAGCGAATTGGCTAGACCCTTGACGCCGTGGTAAGCCCCAGTTCCGTCCCCAAGGAATCCAGCTTCGTCGGCTGCCAAGGCGTGAGCCAAAGCCGCTTCGGTTGCGATCTCTTCAGCCATCGAAATCGTAGCGTCTTCGGTCAGTTCGCTGGATACCCTAGTGAGAGTACCCCACTTTCGGGCAACTAGATTCAATGGTCCGTATGTCGGCTGCGATTGCGTGATCTCCTTGGATTCGCCAACAGGGTAGGCTTTCATTCCGCTCAATCGCCGCGAAGTAGTCAGCGTGTCCGAGGTCATATTTCGGACAAAAGCGTATCGCGGGATAACACCATATTCAAACACCAAACGAATGACGCCCGCGACGAACTCAGGTGGAACCAAAACACCGGCCCCGGTTGGATCATTGGTCTGGAGCGTGTTTTGCACGCCGTGATCCTTGCACCACTGCTTAGCCGATTCGCTGCCAAAATGAGCTTGGAAGAACTTGCCAACGCGAAACGCTTCGGCTTCGCCGTCCGGGCCTGTAAATACGGTCAGGGGCTTGATTGCCCTGGCTGTCGCTGGAACGCGAAACGAAACACTCGCAGAGGGTTGATTGTCAACGTGCTGTCGCACCGAATTCGATACCGCAGATTCAATCCGGATCGCTCGTTCGCGTTGCGTTGCCAAATTGGTGATTTGGCCAGGGTTCTTATCGTCCCCGACGATGGAATCAATCTCGGTCTGCTCTTCGGTCGAAAGCTCCCGGTTGTCGTCTTTGGCGATCGCTTGAATCGCTCCTACTTTGGCCTGTAGGGCCTCGATTTCTTTTTGTAGCTGATTTGCACTCTTCACTTGGACTGCCCTTTGTGGGTTGTGTGGCAGTCGTTAAACCAAGATAGCGGCATGACTGCCACGGGAAACAAACTATTCTTACCGTGTGTCACTGCCGCTAATAAGTTGCAGAGTTGTCGGCACTTCTGGCCGACGCAATAAATCTAGGCTACTGGCCCGGGCTTGTCAAGCGATCGAAAAAAACGACTTGCAAGGGCTTTTGAAAAATCATTCGCCGCTTAACGCAAAAATTGCCCGATGAGTGCAAAATCGGTACGCCCTTTTCGTTGGTCCGGTACTGGGTGACCTCGCCGGTCTCTGTGTTGCACTCGACGCTACGCCCCTCGATCCTATTGCCATAGCCGTCGAGGATGTAATCGACCGGCCTGCCCGCCTTGCTTGTGTTTTCCACCGTGTAGATCATTGCGCCAACCCCTTGCTGAACTGAGCCATTTTCGCCTGAAGTAAATTCGCTTTAGCTTGGTCGAACTGCGAAGTCATTTTCTTTTTCTTTCGGTCGTCTTTGTCTTTGCCGTATCGACCCGTCGCAAGGCCAGAGGCGATAGCCTCATCGACGTTGTACCATGTCTCAGCATCCATCAAGGCTAGGATTTCGACCGGATCCTTACCGAGAAAATCGGCGTAGATTTCCACCAAGGATTGATCGTAGCTTTCGAGCGCCGCTAGCGTCTTTTTGATTTCGGTCACGTTGCCGAAAGCCACTCCCATTGCTCGATGAATCATAATCCGCGACCCGTCACCCATAAGCCGCTTGGACCCGCCGAGGAAAATCACGCTGGCCGCCGACGCCGCTAGGCTATCGTTGACGGTTGTGACTTCCCCGGCGTAGTCTTTCAGGAGGTTATGAATCGCGATTCCTTCGTCGGCCGCGCCGCCTGGACTGTTGATCCGGATTGTCACCGCTTGCGACCCGAAAGCCTTGAGGGCCTTGAAAACGCCGTCTTTGGTAACCGGATCCTCTGCCCATCCATCGCCGACGACGCCGGACAAGTGGATTTCGTTGGTTTCGTTGTGTATCTCGATCATTCTTGCAAGCCTTTCAAGCTAAATAGACGATTTTCCCACGTTTTAACCTCAGTTTCGACGGCCTTTTGTAGCGATTCGCCACCGTATTTGGCCGCCAATCCCGCTAGGATTCGGGTCGATTCCTGGCAGTGGAGCCTTGCAAGGTCACGGTCGAGCCCGATAGCCTCGATTTTGTCGGCCAGTTTCGCTTCCCATTGCGGGTACTTTTTGCCGATCCAAGCGACGAAT